GATCGATTGCGGGGTTCATCGCGCTCAAGGGCGCCCTCGCGGGCCTGACCTTTGTCGGGCTGCTGGGCCGGGGCGGCGCTCTGAGCCTGCTGGCTGCAGGCTTCCGCAGCCTGTTTCTTGTTGCGCGCGCCGGACCCCTTCTTGCGGTTGGTGCGGCGCTGTCGTTCCTGAGCAACAATTGGCAGGGTGTCAAAGCGGGCATCGATGCGTTCAAGGCGTCCTTCTCGGAGGCCATGAGCGCGGCCAGCCCTGCAGTCGAGAGGTTCACCGCCCTCATGGGGGACGCTCTGTCGTGGTTCAACCGGCTGACAGGTCCGATCGATCCCGATCTGTGGCTGCGCTGGGGAGCGGCCGCAGGCACTGCGGCGGCAGGTCTGGTGGCGGGTCTTGCGAGAGCGGCATCCGGCCTGCGGGACTTTCTCTCCAAGCTGGTCGTCGATCCACAGGCGGCGCTGGCGCAGGCGCGCAGCGTGGGCACGCAAATCGTTGGCAGTTTGATGGATGGGCTCTCGGAGGGTTGGTCGCGTGTCACAGGATGGTTTGACGGGCTCGATCTTGATCTGAGCGCTCTTGCGTCGAGCGCAGGTGTCTCGGTTGGATCGGTTACCGCGAGCCTTGCCAATTCCGCAATCGCGGCGCTCCGCTCCGGTTGGGCAGCGATCACGTCTTATGCGGGTGATCTGGATTGGGGCGCCGTTGGCGCGGCCGTTGCCAGCGGACTGCTTGCGGTTTGGAGCGGTCTTGGGGAACTGGTGATCAGTTCGATTGGTGGCGCGTGGGCGGCGGTCTCGACGTTCGCAAGTGGCCTCGACATTGACTGGTCGCAGGTCGCTGCGAACATCCTGCTTGGGGTGCCGCAGGTTGCTTACGGCCTTGGCGCGGCCTTGGTGCAGGCGATGGCCGGTGCGTATGGGGCTGTTCATGACTGGGCCTCGACCGTGACCGTGGATTGGGGTGCGGTGGGCGAGACGATCGGCGCCGGGGTCGGTCGCTTGATCGGTGTGGTGAGCGGGTTTCTCTACGAGACGTTCCGCAACATCTGGACTGGTGTTGCCGCCTGGCTTGCCAGCGATGGGCCGGGTGTGGATTGGGGCGCTGCGGCCGGTGGTATTGTCGATGCGGTCTTTGACAGTATCGGTGCAGCATGGCGTGCCTATTCCGACTTCGTGATGGGGCTGCTGCGCGGTCTCTTCGGGGAAATCCCGCCAGAGGTGTTCGAGGCAGGCGCCAACCTGATCCAGCGGTTCAAGGACGGGGCAGTGCAGGCGTTTGACGACTTCCTGGGCTGGGTGGCGGGGATCCCGGGGCGCATTCTCTCGGCCATCGGCAAGATCGACCTGTCCAGCCTGATCGACTTCGGCGAGCCCCCGGGCTGGCTCAAGTGGTTGATCGGAGAGGATGAGAGCGCTGCGCAAACCCAGGCCGTCCCGGCACCTCCCTCACAAGGCGAGCTCGGCGCGCTGGATGATAACCGTCGTGCCGCTGCCGAAGCCCTGATGGCCGCACGGTCGGCGGGTGACGTGCCGACGCAGCAATATCTTGATGATCTGTCCACCTACGCAGGTCAGCTCCGAGAGGAGATGGCTGGAGTGCAGGCGCAGATCGCACAGATCGATCAAAACGGCCCGATGGGGCAAACGCTGGCGGCACCGCTGCGCGCCGAGCTGCGGCAGCTTCAGTCCGATCTGGATCAGGTCGAGGGGGATCTGGCCCAAGGCCGATCCCGTGCGGACGAGGTCACCCATGCTCTGCGCATGTTGGGCGATACCAGCGCCACCCCTGAGGTCAGCACGGCCTCGATCGATGCGGCACTGGCTCGCGCGCGTGCTCTCTCGTTGGAGCTTGATGGCCTCAATCGTGCAGGCGCGACACCGGGTGCAGCTCCAGCTGCGACCGGCGCTGCGGCAGTGCCAGAGATCGACGGCCAGCGCGCCAAGGGGGGTCCGATCAGCCGAGGCGGCACCTATCTCGTGGGCGAAGACGGCCCCGAGCTGATCACCGCCAGTCGCAACGGCTATGTGCACCCGAATGGCGAGGGGCCGATGGCTCCGACTGCGGCGGCCACCTCGAGCCCTGCGTCGATCGCGGTGACGGTCGGCGACATCGTGATCTCGCCCACCATCAGCACCACCGAGCGGGTCGATCCCGCCCAGCTCTCGCGCGAGATCGGGCGGCAGATGCGTGACGAGGTGCGCGAGGCTTTCCGCGGTGTGTTTGCCGACACCGGCATGAGGTTTGCGTGATGCTGATGATGCTGGGACCGCTGCGCTTCGAGGTCGTGCCGTTCAATACGGGCAGCTATGACCACGGCCACGCCGCCGGTTTTGCCGAAAAGCCGGTGCTGGGCGCCCGCCCCCCGCTCGAGTTCGTGGGCGCGGGTCCGGAGACCTGGACGATCAAGACCAGGCTCTTCCCCGAGACATTCGGCGGGCTCTCGGAGCTGGACATGCTCTACACCCTCCGGGCCTCCGGCGCGCCGCACTACATGATGCGCGGTGACGGTGCCGTCATGGGCTGGGTGGTGATCCGCACCGTGACGGAGCGCTCCAGCCATCTGGGCGCGGGCGGGGTCGGCCGCGTGATCGACGTCGATATCGAGGTGGCGCGCAGCGCGCCCCCTTCTGCCACCACCTTCTTCGCGCGCCTCGCGCGGGTCTTCCTGCCGGAGCTGACATGACAGACATCACCGAACGCGTCACCGTCGAGGGCGATGGCCTGACGGTCTCGCTTCTTGTCTGGCGGCGCTTTCACCGCGCCATGCCAGGCCTTGTCGAGCAGGTTTACGCGATGAACCCCGGGCTTGCCGCGCATGGCGCAATCCTGCCCCTGGGCACGTCGATCCTGCTGCCGGTCCCGGCCCCTGAACCATCGCCCGATCCGGCGCAGGTCCTGGCGCCGATCCGGCTCTGGTAACAGCGGAGCAGGAAATGCGCGCAGCGTTCAACGTCACGGTCGCCGGGACAAACATCACGACAGCGCTGGCACCGGTGCTGCTGAGCCTGCGGGTCTCGGACAAGGTCGGCACGCATACCGACAGCGCCGATCTCGATATCGACGACACCTCCGGTCAGATCGTCCTGCCCCGAAACGGGGCGAAGGTCGCCATCAGCCTCGGCTGGCACGACCAAGGCCTGCGGGAGGTGTTCCGCGGCACGTTGGACGAGGTGAAGTCCTCGGGAAGCCGCGGGGCGGGTCGCCGCCTGCGGATCAGTGCCAAAGGCATGGACACCACCGGTCCCGCAAAGGAGGGCCAGCAGCGCCACTGGGACGAGGCCACGGTCGAGACCATCCTGCGCGATGCCGCCCGTTTTGCCGAGGTGGCGAATGTGCAGATTGATCCCGTGCTGCGCAGCCTGTCCCGCAGCTACTTCGAGATGCGCGACGAGAGCTTCGCCGCCATGGGGGAGCGCTTGGCACGCGAGATCGGGGCCAACTTCCGTATCGTCGGCGACACGGTCATTCTCTCCCGGCGCAACGCCGACTACACCGCGGCCGTCCGCGCGGCCTGGGGTGACAACCTGCACAGCTGGGACATTGCCCCGCAGCTTGGGCGTCCGCAGTTCAGCGGGGTCCGGGCGCGCTGGTATGATGTCGAGATGACCGGCTGGCAGTTGATGGAGCGCGCCACAGGGCTGGATGTCCGCGCAGTCCATTCCGGGCGCCTGTCACTGGCGGGGCCAATCGAGGCCATCCAGCAGACCGATAGCGATGCGGCGACAGCCGAGCGCGACGCGGGCGAAGGCTCTGTCGTGATCGAGGGCAATACCGCCGCCATCCCCGATGGGCTCTGCATCGTCTCGGGCACCCGGCCGGGGGTTGACGGCGCGTACCGGATCGAGGCCGTAACCCATACGCTCAGCCGCGCAGGTGGCTTTGTCACCGCACTTGACCTCAAGCAGCCCCGGGGCGGCGCAGGGACTGACCCGCGCGCGGCCACGACCCCGCCGCTGGTTGAGGCCGAGGTCGCGCCAAGCACCCCACCCATAGTCGACCCGGGTGTCTCCGGGCCGCAGTAACAGGACAGGACAGCACATGGCGCAGGATTGGGTCGCAGGGATCCCCACCGCGGTTTACTTCATCATCGGCATGGGCGGTGTCGCGGGCGCCATGCTCGCCATCATCAAGCTCTGGCACACCATCCGGCCCCGGCCGGACACCACCGAGCGCGACATCGAGATGATCCGCGACGATGTGCACGACATTCGCGCCCGTGTCGCTGCCTTGGAGATCGAGATCGCCAAGATCGACCAGCCCTCCATCGCAAAGCGTTTCGACGGCCTCGAGGGCAAGATCGACCGGCTCTACGAATTCCTCCTCGACCGTTTCTCGGACGGAGCACCCGACCGCAGGCGGTGACGGGAGGTCGGTCTGGATCCCTTGATGCCCATTTGATCGGGCCCATCTGGTTTGGTGCAGTCGTGACAATTGGGGAGAGCAGACATGACAGATATCGAGGACGTTATGGCCGAAATGGCAAAGGCGGCTGATCCGGTGGATGCAATTCGGCATTTGGTGCTCGCCCATGGCGGAACCTGGACAGATGCGGAAAACGCAACCGGCCTGTTTGAGGTCCAACTGGCTGGGCTGGTGGGCATTGGGCCGTCCGCTGCAACCGCAGTGGATGATTGGCTGCAGCAAGCCAAAAAGACGCTGGGGTAAGGACCGCCCCTCGTCCGGAAATATTGCGCCCTGCGCGCGAGCATCAATCTTCAACACGCCTCACACGGCCGTCCCTCGGGGCGGCTTTTTTTATGGGAGAACGGAATGACCCCCTACGAGATTGCCAAAACCTATATCGGGACCACCGAAGGGCCCGGGCCGCAGAACAATCCGGTGATCGTGCAGATGTACGCCACCGTGGGCCAGGATTGGGTCGAGCATGACAGCGTGGCCTGGTGCGCCGCCTTTGTCGGCCATTGCGTCGAACGCGCCGGCCTGCGCTCCACCCGCAAGCTCAACGCCCGGTCCTATCTGAATTGGGGTGTGCCGATCGATCTGGCGGACGCACAGGAAGGCGACATCGCGATCTTTACCCGTGGCGACCCGAGTGGCTGGCAAGGGCATGTCGGCTTCTTCGTGCGCAAGACCGCCGCCTCGATCGAGGTGCTCGGCGGCAATCAGGCCGATGCGGTCAACATCAAGCGCTATTCAAAGACCCGGCTCCTCGGCATCCGCCGGGCAGGCAGCGTCGCACCGGCTGTGACCCTGTCGGTGCGCGACGTCCAGCAGCGGTTGCGCGGCCTCGGCTATCATGAGGTCGGGACCGCCGATGGCATCATGGGCCCGCGCACACGCGCAGCCATCCTCGCCTTTCGGCAGGACAACGCGCTCACACTGGCCCCGATCATTGACACCGCTCTGATCGACGCTCTGGACACCGCCCCGCCGCGCGAGATTGCGGCTGAGCGGGCCTCCGGCATGCCGCGCAGCAGCCGGATTGTCACTGCCGCCAATACCCAGATCGGATTGGGCACTCTCGGTGCGCTCGGAACGCTGAGCAGTCAGATCGCACCTGCCTTGGCGGAGGCCGAAGGCGCGCAAGGGCTGGCGCATCGTCTGATTGCCCTTCTGGGTCTGGACGAATGGCTCACCGCGCTCCTGCCCTGGATCGGTGCCGCCGTCTTCCTTGCTGTCGTTTGCGCTGCATGGCGCGCAAGAGCCGCCCGGATCGAAGACCACCGGTCAGGGAAAACGCCATGATCGGCGCGGTCCTCACCGCAGCGGTGGTGCGGGTCGGTCGCACGCTGGCGCGCGTGGCCACCCTCGCCGCGGGCATTGCGGTTCTCGTCTGGCTGGCCCTCCGCCGCGGCCGTCGCGACGCTCAGGCCGAAGAGACCCTCCGTCGCGCCAACGCCCGCATCACCGCCCTGAAAACCGCACGGGATATCCACCATGACCTGCAAGACGCGGATCGCGATGATCTTCAGCGCCGCGCTGACCGCTGG